AGATGAGTATGCAGATGACTATGACGAGTATGTAATTAACTTAGCAAAAGAAACCCTGATTAATTACTATAAGATTGACCCAGAAGTCCTGTATTTACAAGATGTAATCGTACATGAGAGGGATTAGCATGAACCTGGAATTACTTAGAGAACAGTTGCAAGATAACCTAATCACATACCTTTCTGATAAGTTATCTGATGATATTATAGAAGATTATATTGTTAGTGATGTTTGTCAGATTGTTGTAGATACATTTAAGGAGTTAGAGGCATGAGCAAACAATACCATTGGGTAGTTGTGTATGACGAGGATTGGGGAGCCTTCATGGTTGATGCAGAGGGAGAAATCCTGGATCGTGATAGATTACTATACAACAAGCAATCAGGAAAATGGGAGTATCTAGAAGAAGATACAGAACAAGAAGCTGAATATTACAGGCTAGAAGAAATCCTGGCTTATAACCTAACAAGACTTGACTTAACCGCAGAAATAGGATAGGCTACGCACTATGAAAACTATTAAAACATCTATAACCTTTTACACTACACCAGAACTGGACCCACTAGGATATGACGATATGACAGATGAGGAACTAATGGAATATGCAACAGCCTGTTTCCATGACGACATTGTTAGTTTTGTTAAATACAATGAACTAATGGACGTAATAAGTGCGGAGATTATCAATGACTAAAACATTAGAAGGCGTAACAGTAGAATACACACAGACAATACCCACCTCAAAACAAATGCCAGAGTTTTATGTGTGGCAAGAGGGTGCAGAGTCTTATGCAACTATCACATACCTTGATCGTTTGGTTGAAGTAGAACGTTGTGGTGAGATGCACTTGACACTACCAGAATTAGTTAATGGTGAACTAACTGATGAGGCTGCAACAATTGTTAGATATTCAGATGACCTAGAGGCAGAGGGTATCAATGATGATATTCAGTTGCTACAGTTTATTAAAACTATTAGTAATAGTGGATTTGAAATTTATCGTATGAATCCTTGGTGGGAATTATTTGCACACAATGAAGATATGGGTGGAATCTATGACACATTCTATGAAGCAATTGATGCAGGTATTGACTACATCACAGATGATAGCAATTGGGAGGACTAATGGATAAGAGAGACTTTCTAAGGTCCCAAGGCTTTAAGGTAGGAGAGCGGGGTAGATTTAATGATGCTATGGTTAATGCAATTAAAGATGCTGAGTCTAATGGAACTATCTTTGATGAGAAAGCAATTCCTAAATCTAAAAAGACATACTCGTTTGAGGAGATCATTCCAGATGTCCCCAAGCAAGAGAGGCTCCGTGCTTCCCGTCAGTTAAATGGTTTTACTAAGTTTGGTCATAAGGTTGGTTTTATCACCTGCTCAAACTGTCAGTCCCACATGGTATACTGTCCCTGTGACAAGATCTATGCACCAAGCATTGTAGTAAAGTCTGACGACCCAACCGTAGGAATTAAATGGCAACAGCACTAGAGGACAGGAATCTAAATAAACTATTAGATGTGATGTGTGATGTTCGGGTTGATAAGAGGGAATTATCAAAGATGCTATCAGTATCAACCCAAGCAGAACAGGAAGCAGTATTTCAGTTTATACTAGAATACATCAGGTGGTATGCATTTCAATGTGACATGAACTCCTTTGTTAATGACAACATGGAGATCGCAGTTACTTGCAGAAACCTAAGAGACACACTTGACTAAGCCCCCCAAAAATGATAAGGTAGAAGTATGAAAACACCAGAACAGCAATTAGTAGACTTATTCCATAAATACTCCGTACAGCGATTTAACCACCCAGAGTTTGCTCGCTTGCTTTCAGAGTCAGACCTTGAGACACAGCAGACATTCTTTTTCTGCTTTTCTGCTTTCACGGCATACAAGGCTGGATTTGCCAGAAACTTCAAAGAGCAGATTGACCCAGACAGCCTTGCTTCGTGGTGCATTGACTTGAACCGATTTATGGAAGAACGTGGGGAGACAGTTTCACCACATAGAAATGCAATCCACAACACGTTGATTTGACACTAGTTGCGGCGGTATGCTAAAATATAAAACACATTGAATAATCTGGTTCGGCTACTCAAGGCATAATCTGCCAAGTCGTTAAATATCATATATAGGGATATGAAGCCAGTATTCTTTTCTCAGCTTGACAAAATCCAAAAAATCGCACGGGCGAAAAAAATTCACCACATATTGGCATTACGAACGCATGAAAAAATCGTCTCCAAATATGAAGAAAAATAAGATTACGAACCATTTGAAAATCGTCTTCAAATTCTGGAGATATTTGTCTCAGCATGTGGACACATTTAATTATTTAATCACAAATGACATTACGATGGCATTAAAAATCGTCTTCAAAATGTGGACATATAAGATATGGGTTATATCCTGGTATAGGTTATATAGCTCTATATAGTATTAATAGGTATTACGAATCCCGCCCGAATATTTTCGGCGGGATATTAATCTATTACCCTTGTCATATATACCTATATAAATAACATTACGATGGAATCTAAAATCGTCTTCAAATTACACACATATATGCATATATGCATGGCTATGCATAAAATGTGCATAAATTCTGTGGAATATATACAAAATATATTAAAATGTTATCAAAATGTGACAAAATATGCCAAAATATCCTTTAAATATAGGGGTTTTTATGTCTCATATATTGGACATGATTTGACATTTATTACGAAGTGTGATTTAGGGTGTTTTATATCATGTATATATACATATATCTAATACTACACTGATTTATTTAATACTATCCTATTTATCTTCGTCATAATCATACAACAAATTGTCCAATGTCATCTGATTTAGAGCATTATATTTGTAGGTATCCTCTAAAGCTTCATCAACAATTTTATCAATAGGCTCAAAGGCACCAGTAAGGACACCAACATCTATATATGCTCTACAATGGGCTTTAACTCTAAGCAATGCATCTATCAAAGATTGGGGGGTCATGAGGAATCCTTTACATATGCGTGTAATGTGGTTCCACACTTATCGCATTGAATGTAGGTATATCCTGTAAATGGGCAAGAAGACTCTGATTTGTTCTCATGTCCTTTGACCCAACATACTAATTTGGTGATCATTTTGCTCTCCTTATGCCATTGTTAATATATAGTCTTTTAAGTCTTCATATATAGTTATGTATATATCTTTAGTGTGATTGCTATCCCATTGGACTTCCCGCCCGCTTTGGAGCTTCTGGTCAATATACCATAATACCAGTGCCAGTTGACCATTTACTCCTGGATACTCAAGGGCTATGCTCTTCATTTCAGACATCTCTTTTCCTCTTGTCCCACATAAATCTCTGTACATTGACATAGCAATTTAATGCTACAAACCATAAGATAAGCATCTCTGCTACTGAATGTGAAAATTTCATATAATTGCTTCCTGTTTTTCGCTCAATTTTTGGTCTAATTATCCCTGTGATTAGAGTCCATATTAAACCACTTTAGGTCTATTATGTCCCCTGGTTCATAGTCTAGGGTAGAGGAGAATGTATCCTGTGCTGCATTAATGCATCCCCAGAAGGTAGGACCTGTACCCAAGGATACGTCTTGTCCCCCGATAGTTAGTACCCACATCCAATGGCTAAACCCATCCTCATCAGCAACCTGATTGATTGCAATGTTTACTGGACCATAATGCTTATTCATTGGCTATCTATTTCTGTTATGGTAATAGTCATGAATAGCATCAATTACCTTCTGTTCCCCGTGAATTTCAATGATTGGTTGCAAAAGCTTTAGTGACTCTTGAACCACATGTAAATTACAAATCCCGCACATATCTTACTTACCCTTACTTCCCATTAGTCTTAATCCTATGATTGTTATTAATATAATAAGTATAGTATCTAACACTGTTTATTCCTCATCTTCTTCTAAAACAGTTCCTTTATCTTTAATTAGAACTGATAAGCCTTCCCATATAATCTTAGATAGGACTGCAAAGATAGATGTGAATGCTAATAGTAGTGTAGATACTAATGCAATAACAAAGTTAAGCATCTTCTTCTTCATCCCCGTTAGAGAGCTTATCTAGCTCTGTAAGGAATGTATTAATCGTCCAGATAGTTTCATCCAGGATCTTATCAAAAGTTGCCTTGTTATCTGTTAAATTAAATTGTGGATACTTCTTTGAAAATTGGATCATGGCTACATTTGCAGCAGCCTTTTCTAGATCATTTAGATCATCGGTTGTCTCGTTCAATTCTCTGTATCTCCTTCCACATTTGTTTTGTATCTTCGATTTCTAGTATTGCCTCCGCCACGGTCATATCCATGATCTTATTGGAGTCTAGCCCTAGGTGTTCTGCATATCTTATAATTTTGGTAAACATACTCATATCGTCCTCTTTTTTCGCTCAATTTTTTGGAAAGTTTAATTCGTCATCTTTTAGTAGAGATTGCTCTACATCTTCTGGGACATAGTGTCCTGCTAATCTATGCTCTGATATATGCTTAACCATAGAGTCTGTATTATTGGTAACATAGTTATCCCATGGATTACCGCCCTTTTCAGGTACGATTCTGCAAGCACAGCAGACCAAACCTTTGTGACTCATGTATATGTATACGTCTGCGTGAGAGAATCTAGAGTAACTCATTGCTTGTGCCTTTTCTTTTTAGTCAAGTTTAGATCAGCTTCAAGGGCTTTTCTAATCATCTGGGCTTTTTCTTCTGCGGTAAACTTCTTACCAGTATCAATCTCAACTTTAGAGATTGCATCTATAATGACAAAGATGTTTGTATTTTTCACTTTTTCCTGTTTGTTTATATGTTTCAATTATACAATTAAATATGGGCTTCGTCAAGCACCAGTTTGTGTATCTTGCAGTCAGATACGTCTACTTCTATGAACTTTTCACCCTTAGTATAAATTGTGTCCTTGGTCACAATTTTTGATCCAGCAACAAGTTTTCCATCTATCATCAGAGCGTGGGTACGTTCATGGTTAAACATGATAAACATAGAATCATCCTTAGCGAACTTCATCTTCCTGTAGGGGAAGTGTACTGTCTTAAATGGGAATGAACTACCCCTCCAATTATGCTTAACCTCTACCTCATAACTTAAACTATTAGACATAAGGTCAATGCCATAAGTATTTGGATTTACCCATGCTTCAACACCATTATGACCCAACCATTTAATAGCTAGGTCTTTGGCGTTATCATTGTCATTATATAGTTCTTGACTAAATGGTTTATAAGTCATTACCATCCCCCCAAACACTCATCGGAATGGGTATGGATCCAAAGATTGCCCTCCATGTGCTTCTTGGTTGGTGCATATAATTCTGTGCCACAAGCACCACATTTATGAGACCATTCCTCTGCGAAGAAGTCGTACTGAAATCCCCTATTTGCCATGAGTTTCCTTTAGGTGTGCTATTAGGTCTAGTACTTCATTAAATGTTGAATCACAAAATGAACATTGGTGGCTATCCATCTATCATAGCCTTTACTATTTCTATTGCCTGTCTTAAACCATTGATTGGAAGTGCTGCTTTTTCTCTTTCGTTTAACAGATACTCTAGCCTAGATTTAACCTGAAGCAAGGTGTTCTTTCTTACAAAATCATTTATGTTTTGTAATTCTCTTACCTGGTCACGATACATATAGGATTCATCTGATGACATTAGTTACCTACATTTAAGGCTGAAATTGTTGCATAGAATGCTTCTGAGAATCCCGCAGCCTCAATTGAAAGGTCTTCAATATGGTTTTTCTTACCAGCAACAACCCTGTTCATTAGATATTCTGTTAAAGCTACTGTATAAATATCAATAAACTCATCAACAGTTTTGTACTTACTGTATGTATTTCCCATTAGTTTCTCCATTAATTTTCGTATTCGTATAAAATAATAGGGGTTAATTCACCCATCCATGCACCTACGCAGTTATAGGATATATACTCAGAAGCCTCTTCTACATCCATACCGTCACGATCAATAAGTACTTGAAGCATTTTCTCAAAGGAGTAGGTTGCCAGTACTGGCTGACCACATCTTCTAGAAAATCCTATGAAGGCATCTTCAAATCCATCCATAAGCATAACTTCTTGATCTGTTTCGTAGTAGATAAGGGTTTTTA